TTATTCCTATAAATTGCCCTACAGTTTCAGGAATAACTTTTACATAAGGTATATCATATTGCTCTATTGAGCATACATTATCTTCTTCTTCTCCAATAATATAATATTCACCACAAGATTCTATAAGATAACCATAAACCCATCTTCCATCTTTTATTGCTTTTCCTCTGAATTTGATTTTTCTCATAATTTTTCTCATAACAACCTCCCTTTTTACTTTTTAATTAGATTAATTTTACTTTAAATTCTTAAAAAAGTTAAATACATTAAATAATTTTCTCAATTTCCGAAAATGTTTTCTTTTTTACATTTAAATGAATATCATAATTTTCAATTAAATTATCCCTATGAGTTATAGCTAAAATTGTTTTGTTAGCTTTTTTAACCAACATATCAAATAATCTATATACAATTTTCAACCCATTTTCATCCATTGAACTATCTAATACTTCATCAACAATGAACAAATTTGTATTGATTGAATTGCGTAACCTTGTCAATTCCAGAAATGCCATCAAAATTGAAAAATCAACCCTCAATTTTTCACCACTTGATAAATTAGCATAACTCAACTTTTCATAACCATAAGCATTTAGAGTAACTGACAAATCAGGTTCAATTACAACCCTATAAGGGCTATCAAACAAATTCAAAAACTTATTAGTTATTTTATTCAAAAATGGCATGTATTTATTGAATATAAATTTCTTAACACCATTATCAGATAAAATTTCAATAAGTAACTTATAATCATCTAACAATTCAACTGCTTTCAACTTTTCAGTTTTTAACTGTTGTATTTGTTGTTGTATATCATTTTCATTTATATTCAAATCATACTTTACAACCTTAGTCAAATTAACAATTTCACGCTTGAAATAGTTTATTTGTTGTTTATGTGTTTTGATTTCAGTTATCAATTTAGCCTTTTCATTGTTCAATTTCAACTTTTGCTCATTCAATTCATTTATTTGTTCATTCAATTTAGCTAACTTATTAGCCAACAAATCAAACTTTTCAATTTTTGATTGTAATTGTTGTTGTTTTTGGGTTAACTGTTCAAATTTAATTTGTTTATAGCTCTCATCAATTTTTTGTTTACAATATGGGCAAATATCATTATTCCTCAAAAATTCAAATTCTTTTTCAAGTTTGTTCAATTTATTTTCAACTAAATTACGTTTTTGATATTTTTCATTTGTTTTATTGTATTGTTCATTCAATTTATTGATTTGTTTTTCAATTTCAGTTATCTGATTATTAATAACCTTTATATTAGTCTGTTTTTGTTCAATTTGACTTGTGAAAAGTTCAATTTTCTGTTTGTATTCATTTTGCTTATTTTCAAAATAATCAGTTTGTTGTTGCTTTATATTTTGTAGTTTTTTCAAATTTTCATTCAGCATTTTGATTTTAGTTTCAATTTCACTCACTACACTTTGTTGTTTCAATTTGTTTGTATTCACAATATCTTTTATTATACGCAACAAATCTATATTCAACAAGTTTTCTAAATATTTTTGCTTTTCTGATTTTGTCATTTCAAGAAATGGTCTATAAAACCTACTGGTTAACAAAATTGATTGTTTGAAAGCTTGAAGGTTAAACCCTAATATTTCAGTTTCAAAATACTGTTGTTGGTCTTTTATATGTGATAATTCATCAAGTTTTTCACCATTTCTGTAAATTTCAAATATTTTTGGTTTTAAACCCCTTACAACCTTATATTGTGTTGAATTTTTTGAAAAGGTTAGTTCAACAATAGCATTACGCTTATTAATTGAGTTTACAAATTCATCTAACTTTATATTGCGGTATGGTTTACCTGAAAGGGCATACCAAATTACATCAAGTATTGAACTTTTGCCACTACCATTAACACCTGTCACAAGTATCAATGTATTTTGTGGTAATGATAAATTAACCCATTTGTTGCCATAAGATAAAATATTACGCCACTTCACATGTTCAAATATTATCATATATCAGTCCTCAATGTTGGTGCTACCATATAAATACCTTTTTCTGGTTTTGATTTCAAAACAAATGTCAAATCAGGCATACCTTCATCAATTTCTAACCACCAACAACCTTTACCTACAATTTTGATTGTAGGGTTAACCATATCATATTCATAAAATTGAAAAAAGTTAAAATTTTTAGCTTTTAATTTGAAATCTGACCAACTCATATAAATATTTTCACCATTATACATCATTGAAACATAATCAATATCAGCTTCAGTTTTTCCATATATTGTCAATGTTTCTTGAATTATATCATATAAATTAACTAACCTATCTTTTATCATTTTAAACCTCCAAACTTTGTTTTACCTTAAATAATAACTGTTTCAAACGTTCAGCTTTTTCAGGATATTGATTGCTCAAATATGTAATTATTAAATCATCAAGATTATCAATTTCAATTGTTTCAGTTTCAATTTCAGCTAATTTCAAGTTTTCATCAATTATTTCTAAACTATTAACAACTTGTTCAAGTTTATTTATAAAATCTTCAAATTCAATAGTTCTTTTTGTTTTCAAAATAACCTTTACATTTTTATCAACAAATTCATCAATATTTTGTTTTGATATATCACTTTGCTGTTCAATTATAACTTTTTTGAAAAATTCAAATTTATTTTTGATAAACTGTATTTGCTTTGTTTGTTCATTCAAAACCGCTATTTGTTTCAAATCTCCTTCATCTAACCAGTTTATTTGAAATACTGACCCAATATAAACTATATTGTCTTTTTGACTACTTATATGATAATGACCACTTATAACTAAATTGAAAGCATGTAACAAATCAACAGGTAAACTATTTGTAGTTGATTGATAGTTTTTTGTCACCATAAAATTAGCTATTTCTAAATGACCAAATAGTATATCAGGTTCAATTTGTTTCAATTGTTCAATTATATGTTGCCTATTTGATTGATTAACCCATGGCACAAATGCTAAATTATTTTGTATTAATATTTCATTGTCAATAATTGTAAACTGATTTTTGAAAATATACTTCAAACTGTTAATTTTATTTGTATTTTTATTCAACACATCATGATTACCAACTATCATTATTATTTGTTCATTATCATATTCAGCTAACAAAGGTAAAAGCTTATCATGTATAAAATCAAGTGTTTTTAGGCTTATGTAATTACGTTTATCAAATATATCACCTAACAATACCAACAAATCAATATCATATTGTTTTAATTGTTCAAAATAGTATTCAAGTGATTGTTGTTGATAATTTAAATATGCTTCAGTTTCATTGACACCAAAATGTAAATCACCAATTATACCTATCATTTATTACCTACCAGTTTTTCAATTATTTCATCATTATTTGTACCATTGTGCCAAGTATCATACAAATTTTGTTTTGTATCATGTTCCTTATGTTCTTTTTTGATAAAATCAATCATTGTATTGAATATGATTGTAGTGAAAAAGGCAAATGGGTTTTGCTTTTCAGGATTGAACTTTTTATAAACCTTGACACATTTTATATAAGCTTCATGTATCATATCTTCTTTATAACTATAACCCCTGAAATTGTTACGTTTAGCAATATTTGTAGCCATGGTATAAAATATCATATGTAATTGTTCAGTTGGTTGTTCAATTGATTTAGCTAACTCTTTCAATATAGTTTCATTATCAATATACAAATTTGTTTCACTCATTTTATTTTACCTCCATTTATTTTCATTCTTTTAAAACTATTTTAAACTTATTTATGACAAAAGTTAAATCATATTTTTTATTTGAATACACTACACACCTACAATTTAAAATTATAATAACAAATTCGTTTTATTCAATATAATGATATTTAATAATTCCTTTATTTCAACCATTTTATATTCAAATATTACTGAACCACTGGATTTCAATATAACTGTAATCAATTAATATTCAAATTTCATTTATTATTCAATAAATTTCTTAACTTTACTATAATATAAGTAGCAATATTCTATATAAAATTCAAATTGTATTAATATTGTAATATCAATTAATATTGAAAAGGATCTAACGATCCTAACTATCAATTATATTGTAGTTCAATTAAATTACAATAATATTTGAAATTGAATTAATATACTACCAACTAAAATATATGAATTTAATTGAATTTATTTGTGAATTCAATTTGAATAATAGTTATATATTCCCCGACAATCAATTATCTTTTGATAATATTATTAAAAGTGTATAGTTACCTTATTATAGGGTATTGAAGCTATTTAATACCCAAAAAAATAAAAATCAGGCAGGGTTGAATGAGGGTTTAGTAGTTGATATTGTATTTTACAGGTACAATATTCAAAGTTGTATAAAGCTTTTGAGCAAATACTATGTTGGTAATTGACCAAACAAGTTTGTTGAAAGCCTGCCAAAATGAATGTTTGTTACTATATTCAATTGTTTGAACTAATAGTAAATCACGTTTGAATAGTGATATAATATAGCTATTTTTGAATTGATATACATATAGCACTTTCTTTTTCAGTGATTGCCAGGCAGGTTTCAACAATTCAAAATTCAAATGTTGTTTGAAGTAGTTGAAAAGGTAGTCATGTAGTTTAGCTTTCTTTTTTAGGTACATTGTGTTGATTTCAAATGCTACTTGTTTGGCTTTCCTATAGTGTTCATCACCAAATTCACCATCTATGTAAAGCCATGCTCTATCCTCTGGGTAATTTGTCAAATCAATTGGCCATGATAACCTTGTTAAAAAAGCACTTTTGTAGCTTATTTTGAAGTTTTTGCTGAAGACAAAATTACCCGAGAAGCTCATGGCTTTACTATATTTTAACCACTCAAAAATGACCTCTTTTTCATAATAGTGTTTATCAGTTTTAGCTAATTCTTTATCTATGTGTAATTTACCTAAATGTTGGGCAATGTTAGTTTTGTAAAGTAGTTTTTTATAACCTAAACTTATGTAATCAATATAGTTAGCTTTGGCATAATATAAGAAATATTGAAAAGCAAGTGGGTTGATTTTGATTTGTTTGTTGAATAGTTGTTTTATTATAGCAGTTGGGCTTTTTGTTATTTTCAATTTGAAACCAGCAACATTAAAAAAGGTATCTTTGTTGATATTCAATTTGTCAAAATGTTCAAAACCATTGAATAGTTCTTTTTTTAAAATACTTTGAGGATTAAGTTCAGTATATGTTGTTATTTTTGTAAATCCAAATATATTAGCTAAATGATGCCATTTGTTGCTTTTGCTATTAGCTTTCAAATTCATGAAACTTTCAAATAAATTATTTGTATATGGTATATGAAAATATTTTTGATTAATGAAAGAAGCACCAAAAGGTACTGTAAATGCGGCACTGAACATGAACATATTGAACCAATTTGACTTGTAGTTTTGCTTGAAATAAGCAGTTGATTTAGCATTCACATGTAACTTGAATAGTTGAGGGTGTATATTGTAATGTTTGAATACTTTTTCGCCATAATAGTTTTTGACAAACCTGTTTTTTAGCCAGTTCTTGAATTTATTGTCATCAAATACATAATATTCACCATGATTGAATAAAAACCTTTCATTAGCAGGGTAATTGCGTAAATGTTTAATTAATACTTTCAACAAATCAAATAACTCAAACTGTTTGCCTTCAATTGTTATAGGTGTAGTTAAGTATTTTAAATTATTATTGATAGCTAATTTGTTGAATATTGCTTCAGTGAAAACCTTTTCATAGCCTTTAGGATTGTTGCTATTTTTTGGTAGGCAAAATAATAAGAATATAGCATCAATAACTTTGTGGTTGTATTTGTAGTTGTTTAGTTTGGTATAGGCATATACAATTTCACTGTCTATGATTTTGTTCAAGTATAAATTATCACGTAAAACTTTAAAACTCAAAATTTAAACCTCAAAACCTAATTTTTGACCTGAAATTTAGGTTTGAAAACCTAAATTTCTAAAATTATTTACCATGACACAAAAATCAATCATTCAACCTTATTATAACCTATTACAAATCAAAAGTTAATTTTCACCTTAAAATTTTGCTAAATAATTATAACCTGTTTTAGCCTAAAAGTTAATTTTCAATTTGTATTTACCACCCAGTAAAATTCACTTTTCAATTTTAACTTTTTAAGCTAAATAAGTTAAAATTACCCATGTTGAAAAGTTTGTTGTTCATATTATATAACGGCTGTTTTTCAAAAAACTTTAATTTTTGAGGTGCTTTTATGAATGTTAATGAATTGTTTAAAGAAATGGAACAAGATTTTGATATAAATTATGACAATTTGAAAGATAAGTTATTTGAAATACCCAAATTACATAACAAGTATTTGAAAATGTATTTTAAACAAAAAACCAAACTTTTGAATTGTGTAAATAAACTAAAAGCCTTATATAAGGACAAATACATTTACTACTCAAAACATTATGAGTATAATTTATCAACAAAAGAAGTTCAATTTTTCATTGAAGGTGATGATGAATATCAAAAGTTATATTTGAATTGTGAAAAGCAAAAAGAAATTGTGAAGGTATTAGAAGAAGCAGTTGAAAAGGCTAAAAAATTGAGTTTTGATGCCAAAAATATTTTACAATACCTTGAATATATATCAGGAGTATGAGTTTGATAAAAATAAAGAAACTGAATGAAAGTTATGTTACTATATTAGGGTTAGATATAGGGTTAGCTAAAACATTATCAGAGTATTTTAGTTTTTATGCTGAAAACTACAAATATACACCTAAATATAGGAGTGGCTTTTGGGATGGTAAAATAAGGTTATTTAATATAAAAACTCACACTTTACCTATAGGTTGTTGGTTAGATGCTTATAAATTACTGAAAAGTTTTAATGAAATTGTCAAAGTTGACAAACAATTAAAAAGTGATACTGAATTTATTGATGAATATTATATTAAACACTTTATAAACAATGTTGAGCAACAAACAATTGAACCACGTCAATATCAATTAACAACAATAACTAAAGCTTTTAAATATCAAAAAGCATTCATTGTATCACCAACTTCATCAGGTAAATCATTTGTTATAAGTTTAATAATTGATATAGCACAATATATTCAACAAGGGTTAAATGTATTGTTGATTGTGCCAAATGTTTCACTTATATATCAAATGAGGCAAGATATTGTAAGTTATCACAAAAATACTGAAACTATTGAAAACAAGTTGAAATTGATATATGATATAAAATATGATTTGAAAGAACATTATACACTTGAACAAAATACAATTGTTATATCAACATGGCAGGCTTTACAAACAAAACAAAATATACCTAATGAGTTTTTTGAACAATTTGGTATGGTAATAGTTGATGAGGCACATACAGCAGGTGCTAAACAATTATCAAATATTGTTCAAAAATGTACTAATGCTAAATTTAAATTTGGGTTTACTGGTACTTTGCCTGATAATGAAGCAAGGTTAAAACAATTACAAGCTTTGTTTGGTAAAAAGTTAGCTATTGTAACAACAAATGAATTGATTGAAGCTGGTTATGTTTCACCATTAAAAATTTATGTTTATATGTTGAAATATACTCATGATAAATATAAACAATTGGCTAAATTAAAATCACATAAAAAATATTGGTTAGAAGTTGACAAAATTTTAAATCATCCACAAAGAATTGAATTCATAGCTAATTTGTTGTTTGAATTAGAAGGTGTAACGTTATATTTGTTTAAAAACATTGAAAACAAATTTAGTCAAAAGTTGTTAGATGCTATTAGTTTAAAAGTTGAACAGTTATATGAAAATGGTAATTATATATCTGTTTATTATATTGATGGTAGTACACCTGCCAGTGAACGTGAAATGATAAGGCAAAAAGTGATTGAAGCTAATAAAGGTATTATTGTAGCATCATTTGGCGTATTTTCACAAGGTATAAACATACCTAATTTGAAAAATGTTGTTTTTGCTGAACCAACAAAATCAAAAATCAAAACACTTCAAAGCATAGGTAGGGCTTTGAGAAAACATGAATTGAAAAATGAAGCACATTTGATTGATATTGTTGATATATTACCAGGTAAAATCAATTATTTGTATAAACATTTCAAAACAAGGCTAACTATGTATAAACAAGAACAATTTACTGTTGAAATGAAAGGTAAGTATGAAATAACAACATATTATGACGGTGAGAAAACAAATGGGAGTTAGCAACAATAAAGGGTTTTATAAACCATTAAATGAAGCAAAATGGCGTGGTGATATACATAATATTGTATTCAGGTCAGCACTTGAATTTAAAATATTCAGGTATTTAGAAAGTTTAAAAAATGTAAATGCTATTTGGTCAGAAGAAGTTGTAATACCATATAAAAATCCCATTGATAATAGGTTGCATAGATATTACCCTGATTTGTTAGTTCAAGTAGTTGATAAATCAGGCAAAAAACAAATGTATTTAATTGAAATAAAGCCTTACAATGAAACAATACCACCAAGAAAAACAAAAAGAATGCGAGAAAGCACATATACAAAAATGGTTATGGAATATTTGAAAAATCAAGCTAAATGGTCAGCAGCAAAACAATATTGTAAACAAAAAGGTTGGCAGTTTATAATATTGACAGAAAAAGATTTATGATGGGGGTTGTTTGTGAATTGGAAGGATAAATTTCCAAAAGAAAATATACATTTTGAAACTGAGAATGGGATATTATATTGCGGTGATTGCTTGAAAATTTTTCAGAAATTTTCAAATGAAAGTGTTAATTTAATTGTTACAAGCCCACCTTATAATAAAGGTAATCAAAATAAAACGTTTACAAAACGCAATACATGGAAGAATGCTAATATAAATTATGATAATTATAATGATAATTTACCAGAAATTGAATATCAAAAATGGCAAAAAACTTGTGTTAAAGAATTTGTAAGAATAATTACAAATGACGGTAGTATTTTTTATAATCATAAACCAAGAACTTTTGGTAATAAAGTGATTTTTCCTAATGAATGGTTAGATGAATTTATTATAAAGCAATTAATTATATGGGATAGAGGTAGTTCACCTAATATTGAAAATACAAGATTTTACCCAACAACAGAATACATTTATTGGATAACAAAACAAAACAAAACACCAAAATTTTTTAGAAATAAAGCTATATTCAAAAAAGAAATTTGGACTATTATTCCGCAAAAGAATGAAAATCACCCAGCACCTTTTCCTGAAGAATTACCAAAAAATTGTATTTTGGCAACTACAATTGAAAATGATATTGTATTGGACCCATTTTTAGGTTCAGGTACAACTTGTGTTGTAGCTGAAAAGTTAAATAGAAGATGGATAGGAATTGAAATAAGTGAAAAATATTGTGAAATAACTAAACAAAGAATATTTGAATTAAAGAAACAAAAGAAAATTAGATTTTGAGGTAATATTATGGGTTGGAAGGATGAATTTCCTGTAGATAATAGGTATTTTGAAGATAAATATGGTATTTTGTATAATAATGATAATGTTAAAATTTTGAAACAATTTCCTGATAATTGTATTGATTTAGTTGTTACAAGTCCACCTTATGATAATTTAAGAACATATAATAAAAATATTGATAAAATTTGGAATTTTAATGTTTTTACAAATATAGCAAAAGAATTATCAAGAGTTTTGAAAAATGATGGTATAATAGTTTGGGTAGTTGGAGATGCTACAATAAATGGTAGTGAAACAGGATCAAGTTTTAGGCAAGCTTTATATTTTAAAGATGAATGTGGTTTAAATTTACATGATACAATGATTTACGCAAAAAGTGGGTTTCATAATCCTGAAAGTAATAGGTATCATCAAGTATTTGAATATATGTTTATTTTTAGTAAAGGTAAACCAAAAACTTTTAATCCTATTATAGATAGAAAAAATAAATATTCTGGGCAAACAAATTGGGGTAAAAATACATATAGAGATAAAGAAGGTAATTTTAAAACAAGAAGAAAAAAGCTAATTGAAGAATTTGGTAAAAGATTTAATATATGGTATTATACTATTGGCGGTGGTTTTGGTCAAAAAGATAAAATTGCTTATAAACACCCAGCAACATTTCCAGAACAATTAGCTTATGATCATATTATAAGTTGGTCAAATGAAAATGATATTGTTTTAGATCCATTTATGGGTAGTGGAACAGTAGCTAAACAATGTGAAATATTAAATAGAAAATGGGTTGGTATAGAAATAAATGAAGAATATTGTGATATAACAAAACAAAGAATTAAAAATTTAGTTTTACCTAAAAAATTAGGTATTTTTTGATAGTTTTGAATTTAGTAAATAAAAAAGTAAAATCATGAAAAATAGGGGTATATTCATTGGCACGTTTACCAAATGAAATTAATTTTTTGTTAGACAAATTATATGATGATAATATTAAAACTGTTTCAAATATAAATCAATTAGATATGACGTATTTAGGTACGCTTATATTATTTGGTTATTATGATCCAAAAACAAAAGATCAGTTACATTATTGGGATATGATACCATTATTATTGTTATTTGGTTTTAGTGGTACTTATATGTGGGGTTTAAATATTCACTACATACCTTATACATATAGGGTTAAATTTGTTGGTGAATTATATAAAAAGCGGTTTCTTGAAAACAAAATATTACAATGGTCTGATATAAAACGTGCTTGGTTTGATGCTGATATACCCAGTGCTTATGCTTATTTTTCATATAGGCGTTATTTAATAAACCATATTTCAACAAATATAAAAACTTTTGGTGAACAAGATTGGAAACCAGTTGTTGTTAATGTATTACCTGAATTTAAGAAGCTATCAGCAAGTGCTATTTATGCTTTGATGTATCAAGCTATTACAAGAAGACGCAAACAACAAGGTTTGAAGAAACCAACAAAACGAACGAGAGGTTTATAATATGATTATACAGGATATTATATCATTATTTTCAAAAAACAAAAAAGTTCAACAACAAAACAAAGAACAACAAATTATACAAAAAGTTGAATTACCAACACAAAATGAACCAGAAGTGATTGAAACACCAAGTTTGAGGGTAGGTGTTTCAATTTTTAATTTTGAAGAAAATTTAAGAACTATCAAAGATTTGATTTTGATGTACCGTAAAATAGCATTACACCCTGAAGTTGAACCAGCAGTTGATGAAATTTGTGATAGCGCTATTGTTCAAGATGGTGAAAATGATGTAGTTTCTTTGAATATTAGTGATAATATTCAAAAAGTCATTAGGGACAAGGTAAAAGAAGCATGGGATACATTGAAAGCACAAATTGATTTTGAAGATAATATATATGAATGGTTTAGAAGCTGGTATATAGATGGTAGAATATATTTTCAAATATTATTTAACCCTGATAACCCAAAAGAAGGTATATTAGGTATTAAAAAATTAGATACATTAAATTTATCAAGAATAAAGGATAAAGAAACAGGTAAGGTTTTTTATATTTATGCTTACAAAAATGAGTTATATCAAATACCGCAAGAAAATATATTGTTTGCTCATAGTGGTTTAATTGATTATAACAAAAAAGTTTTCATTTCAAATTTACATAAAGCTATAAAACCATTGAATCAGTTAGATATGCTTGAAAATAGTGCTATAATATATAGATTTACAAGGGCACCTGAAAGACGTGTATTTTACATTGATGTAGGTAAAATGCCACCTACAAAAGCAGAAGCTTATATATCAAAATTGATGAATAGGTTTAGGACTAAAATAATATATGACCCAGAAAGTGGTTTAGTTCAAACAAATAAACAAACAATGAATATGGTTGAAGATTTTTGGATACCAAGAAGTGAAAATAGAACAACAGAAATTCAAACATTACCTGCTGGTCAACAATTAGGTGAAATTGAAGATATATTATATTTTAGAAAGAAATTGTTAAAAGCTTTAAAAGTACCATTGAGTAGGCTTGATAATGAAAATTCACCTGTTGTTTCATTTGATAGGATGGGTGATATAACGAGAGAAGAAATCAGGTTTAACAAATTTATAATGAGGTTAAGAAATCAATTTTTCAGCATATTTTTTGAATTGTTGAAACGTCATTTGATAATGATAAATGTGTTAGATGAAGATTTTTGGGCTAATACCTTATACCCTGAAATTACATTACAATGGAATGAGGATACATATTTTGTTGAAGTTAAAAATCAAGAATTGTTATTGAACAAATTAAACATATTACAACAAATTGATAATTA